TGACGTCCGGGTCTGCCTTGGTGATGACTTGGTAGTCCTTAATGTCGTCGTCGTAGACGTAGAGTTCGATCATGCGAACCGTGTCTTCCGAGACTTGGGCCTTGTAACGCTCGTTGCCACTGAGGTCGAGGTTGACGTTGCCGTACATCGTCGGGTTGGTCTGCGACATCAGGATGCGCTCGACACCTTCAGGACTGTCGGTGCGCTGATGCTCGGTAGCGTTGACACGCTTGACGATCTCTTCCCGGCGCGGGTGGCTGTACAGGCGTGCGTACAGCTCACTCTTGGTGATGTAGTACTCCTGAATCATCGCCTCTTGTGCGCTGAGGTTTGGGATGTCCTCGCGCAGCACACCGATGCAGCTTGGCTCCACCAAGAACGGGTGGATGCCCTTGTTCATCACGAGTTTGATGAACGTGGAGTTGTAGCACAGCGACCAAGTAACGGCTTGGGAGAAAACCTGGTCTGCGTTGGAGTTGGCCCACTCGTCGTTGAGAGCGCGGGTCAGAACAGGAATCTTGCTGTGCTCTTCGTCGGGCACAGACGCGCCGGTGACGATGGAAAAGCGTGTGGTTTCAGCCGAATACAGAAAGCTCGTGAGCTGGTCGATATGCGGCTGAATCTTGTTGTAGATGGCTGGGGCCGAATCCAGCCCCGAGCCAAACATGAACCATGACCGAAGACCCAGATAGTCGGCTTTGCGAGAGTTCAAAGAAACTTCGCACTTCTCGATGAGGTCGAGATAGAACTGCTCGCGCTCTAGGTGATCGGTCGGGATTCTCATGACTTGTCAACCTGTAGGTTGTCTTGGTCGGGAATGTAACTTGCAGCGCGTGGCCCCGTCAAATTACCGGCCTGCTTGGGGTGGATGCCCACCTGCTCGCCTGCCACCGACTTGAACTGGCCACCCAGCACCGAGTTCATGGAAATACTGCCGCCGCCGCCCCAGATCACGGAGTCGCCAGGCCGCTGCTCGCGCTGCTGCTGTTGAGCCATGATCTCGCCTGCCTCTTCAAACTGTTTGTCGGTGAGTTTGTTGTTGCGCTTGAGGTAACCCGTTTGGTGCTCACCCTCGCGGGTGCTCTTGATGTCGGTCATGTCGAAATCCAGCGCCAGATTGTTCAGATTCTTGTCTGTTGCCTTGGTTTTGTCGCTCTTGAGGCTCACTGGTTGCAAAAACACCCGTGAAATCTCACCTTTGCAGAGCTTCATAGGACATTTTGCTTCCCAAGCCTCAAAGATTCCGTGCTCGGAGCAGAAGTAGTCGTGCAGGACAGCCATAAGTTACCCTCTTAGTGCTTCATCTAGGTCAGGTTGTTGATAGTCGTGGCGGTTGACCATGCCGACACGGACTTTGATGCCTTGCGGCGTGACTTGTAGGCTGGTGGAGGGCATCAGAGGTGGTTTTGCCTCACGCCGGTAGTCCACAAAGCGGGTTTGGTCACGGTTTTGCATGATCCGCACCCGTCCCTGCAGCCATTCGTTGTAGCCTTTGCTCACTCTGATCTGCACCATCTCGCTCATAGGCGCTTTCTTGTACAGAAACACGTCTTTGAAGGTCTGGGTGCCTATGCCGCACAGCTCGCAGAACAGTTTTATGCTGATTCCACGCTCTTTATCGGCGTGAAACCGCTCCATAAGCCTGAAAAGCTCACTTTTTGGCCATATTTTGGTCATTTTTGACCCCAAAAGTAGAGGTCTTTAGACCCCTCATTTACGCTGAATTCGTACTTCAAAAACAGCTTTTTGAGGTCAAAAGTGCTCTCAAAGTCCTCTTTTGTGAGGTTTTTGTAGTAATCGTTGGTGAATGGAGCGTCAAAAGGGTTGCTTTTGGTCGTTCCATGCTCGGGTCTACCCGTTGTGGCGCAGGAAAAGATGACCAGGCCGTTGTCTTTGACCATCTCGACCATCTTGGCAAAGGTCTTTTGCCAGTGTTTGTCGTGCTCAAAGCACTCGCAGGAGATGGCGACATCAAACTTATCCACAAACGGCAGCTCATGCCCTGGGCACACGAGGTCTACGCCTGGGCCTGGGCCAACATCGCAGCCGATGTAGATGGTTGGCTCGTAGAAGAACTGCCGCACAGAGCCGTTGATGTCCAGCGAGCCTACTTCCACCACCTTGGTGTTGCGGAAGTGCCAGGGGAAGGTGCGGGTGAGGCTTGCGACAAAGCGCATTTGCTCAGGATGGCTCATGACACTCCAGGGCATAGCCTTTTTCTTGCAGGAAGTGGAGAAACTCCAGCTCTCGGTAGTAATCACTCACTTTTGACATGGGTGCGGTGATCTTGATGTGGTTATCACCGACAAGTTTGCGGGTAGGGCCGTGATGCCCCACCAGCTTTGAGAAGTCCAGGTCGTCGTGGAAGCCTAAACCGGCATATTCCATGCTGAAGTGCTTGGCCACCTCCACGGGCGCGAACTTGATGCCGTGTTTCTCCAGCTCCGGGCGCAGCCAAGTGCACAGCTGCACATCCTCGTTGCAGAACGGTTCTACATCAAAGTGCTTCCAGACGATGCCGCTCTTGGCAAGCTGGCGCAGGAACTTGCGGGAGCGCAGGGAGAACCCTCCGTTTTGCACCACCAGCGGGTCTTTCTCGTGTTGCCAGGAAAACTGGATGTGATAGTTGTTTCCGACCATTGCTGCGTGGGCAGGCGCTCCTACATAGTCGTACTGGTAGTAGTCCTCGGTGAAGTTCTGTCCGTTGAGCACCCACCCGTCGTCCTGCACGATGAGGCAGAACTCTGTCTTGATGTAGGTGTGCAGGCAGTACATCACGAAGAGGCTGTACTGCTTGTAGGTCATCTTGTGGCACTTCTTGTGCCGGATGTGCTTAGGAAGGTTGCGTGGCCTGCGAGGAGAGATCAGCAAGCCTTGAGCACCAGGAAGTTCTAGTAGCGAACGCTCCAGAGATGGAACCGCGCTTTCTCCGCTGTTGTGGCCGTAGATGGCCACGACTGTTAACTTGTCATGCATTAACGACGCCCTTGCTTCTGAGGTAGTAAATCAGTCCCATCAGCTTTTCAATCTTGTCATCCATGTGGCCAAGAGCAACATTGCAAGCCATACACAACAAGCCACGAACTTTCCCAGAACTATGGCAGTGATCGATAGCGTATCCACCCAGACCTCTGAACAACGTTGAGCCGCATCTTGTGTTTGCACACTTACCATCTTGACTCACCCAAAGATCACCTAGCTGTTCCAACGTTAGACCGTACTTTCGTTTGATGTAGTACTTCCTGTCTCGCTCACGAACAAAGTCTGGATTTGTTTTTCTAAAGTCCTTGTACTTCTTGCTTTGCAGCTCTTTATTCTCTTGGTATCGCTGCTTGGTTTGCTCTAGTCTTTTGTCTTTGTTCTTGAGGTAGTAGCTTTTTGCGTAGTCAATGCGGTCTTTCCTGTTCTTCTCGTACTGATCTCGATTCCTAGCTTTAACAACATCAGGATGACGCTCCCGATACCGCTGTGCTGCTAGACGCTTTTGCTCTTTCCGTTTGTCCGAGTCCATAGAACAACCTCCTTTTAGGAGATTGTATCTTGTTAATTGGTGCCGTACATCCCGATCTTCTTGAGGTAGTCGGCCACGTTGCGCCCTATCTGCGCTTCCTGCACCGTCATGTTGTCTTGGGCTTGGGAGATGTTGCGGGTAATCCTCGCGGCTATAAGCCTGGGCTGCACCTGCTCTGCAAATGCCACCGCAGCCAGCGCAGAGGCGATCACCCGGTCATCCTTGGCCCTGCCTGGGGCGTGGATGGTGCCACCTTCCCGCACGATACCCTTCATCTCTTCTAGGGTGTCCATGCTTTTGATCTCCATCATCCCGCGCTCAAAGTAATCCTTCATGTAGTTGAGCATCCGCTCTTTACTGGCGTGGGTGGTGACGTAGCCTATGGAGTTGGAGATGCCACCCAGCGCATCATTCCGGCGCCAGATGTAGTTGGTCATGCTGCCCAGCACATCCAGCAGACCACGCCCCGTGGCATTGTTCATGCTCACGGCCATCCGCTTGAGATTCCTGATCTCGTTGATGACGGCCTGACCAGGCCCATTCACCTCCAAGTTCAGCGTGGAGTTCTTGTAGGCACCTGCGAGGTGGGCAATAACCCAGGCGAACTGGTAGGTATTGAGTTCAGAGGTGGCGAACTCGGCCACCTGCTCCATCCCGTCAGCGTAGCAGCGGAAGACCTGGATGCAGAAACGGTCTGCCCAGTCAGAACTGCCGTAAGCCGGGTCTGCTCCGATGACATAGTAGGCGTTGTCTATAGGCTCTTCGTAAACCTTGAGGACGCCTAGCCTTTCCGTGCTCTTGAGGACTTCCGTGTCCTGGAAGAGAGAACCGAAGGCATAGCGGTAATGGTCGGGCGCAAGGGTCTTGGAAGCCTTGGCTGCTTCTGTACACCGGGTGGTGGAGAAGAAGGAAGTGCCTGTCATCACGAAGGCATAGTCTTCTGTCGGCGGGAACTCCTGGTACATGAGTGCCTCGTCCTTGATGCCCTCGTGCATCTTCCAGCGCCACCAGGCCATCTGCCGGGAGTTGATCTCAAAGCCGTAGAGGCGTTTTATGTCCCGGTGCCACTCTTTCTCTTCCGGCGTCAGCTTGCCGTCCCAGTAGACCTTGTAGATGTTGCTAGCAGGGTCAACGCTGTAGAACTCGTTACGCCACCAGCCGCAGAAGATCGCACGTTGGGTCTTGGCCCTCTGCGCGGTCTTGTACATATCGTGGAACATATTGAACCCACGGGCTGTGGACTCAAACAAGTAAAGCCGGTCAGGATTGTTCTCGGCTAAGGAAGCCAACA